CTTTTTTTTTGTATCTTTGCAAAATATAATTTAATTTAATTCAAGTATGGCAAAAACAACTAAGGGTGCTGAATTAGCATCGAAGGATAGAGTTTATATCCTGAAAACAAAAAACGTACCTATTCAATTTTTCTTAAGGAATAGGCACAAAAAACAATCTCCACTACAATATTTTGATGAGGAGAAGAATCAGTTACGTTCATTGTGTTACGCATCTAATCAACTATCGATTTTTGAAGATGAACAGACAGGTGATGTTATCTTAGGTTCTATTGTGATAAGTAATGGTAAGCTAACTGTGCCAAAGACTAATCCACAGTTACAAAGGTTTTTAGAATTAACACCTGATAATGGTGAGGTATTTGAGGAATTTAAACCAGATGAAATTGCGGAGAGAGAGATTACAGAATTAGAACTTGAAATGGAGGCGATGCAAATTGCTATGGAGTTAAAGACTTCAGATATGGAGAGTCTTGCCTTGACTATTTTTGGTTCAGGTGTATTAAAGAAAAAGACCGCAGAGATAAAGAGGGACTTATTTGTTTATGCAAAGGAGAACCCAGAGCATTTCTTAGAGTTGGCTAAAGATGATATGACTAAATTAAAGGGATTAGCAGTAAGGGCAGAATCTTTAAACCTATGTCAATATAAATCTAATGCCTTCTACAACAACGAGACCTTGCTATGTAAAGTACCATTTGATGAGACAGATAAGTACAATACAATTGCAAGTTGGATGAACTCAACAGATGAAGGTAAAGCCTTCTTAAAGTTTATTGAGTCAAAGATTAAGTAAAACAGATTGTTTGGACAGTTAATAAAGAGGGGTTTAATACCTCTCTTTTTTATTTCGTATCTTTGCAAATAATTTTATATATATGATAAATCAGGTTTATACAACGGTTTTAGCTATTATAAATAAAGACAATAGGGGATATATATCTCCCGTTGAATTTAATCTTTATGCCGAAATGGCTCAATTGTCTATATTTGAAGATTTATTCCATAAGTACTCAAAAGCAATTGTAAAGCAAAACGCAAGGATGTACCACTCAGAGTTTGCTGATATTCCAAAACACATTAGGGAGGTTGTTGATATTTTTACAGATGAATGTAACCTAGTTGCAAATGCTTCATTTTGGAGTCCAACAGCGACTGACTTTTACAGATTAATTAAACTTGATTATAGCCAAAAAGAACTAGAGGAGCTTAGTAAGTTAGATGCAAATAGAGTCTTAAATAATGACTTAATTGCACCAACACTTCAATACCCTGCCTATGTAAATTTAGGTGGTAAGTATCGTATATACCCATCCACTATGACAGGGTCACAGGTTATAGCTACTTACATCAGGAAACCATCAACTCCAAAATGGACATACATTGTGGTATCTAATAATCCAATCTTCAATCCATCTGCATTAGACTATCAAGACATAGAGTTGCCTTATTCCTTCTTTACAGACGTTGTAATCAAGGTTCTTGGTTATGCTGGTGTTGAGATAAGGGAAGCTGATATAATTCAATTAGCACAAGGCGTAGAGACTTTTAATACAAACAAAGAACAATTATAATGGCACATCAAATTTTACCACCTATAGATTATTACGATTCAGAGAGTAATTGGGGAAGTTATCAGTATATACCATTGTCTAAGTTAGTGGATAATTTTATGTTGAATTTTATTGGTGATGATAAGCTACTCTCGAATGTAAAGAGGTATAATGTATTATCTCACTTAAAGAGAGGGATTCAAGAATTAAACTATGATTCTGCAAAAGAAGTTAAGATATTAGAGTTGGAGATTAATGATAACCTATTCATAACACTACCACACGATTATGTATCCTATGTTAGGGTATCTATTGTTGGTCAAGATGGTTTACTAAGACCATTATCAAAAGACAGTCGTTCAGAGATTGGGGTTGCTTATTTACAAGACCACGAATACAACATATTATTTGACGAGTCTGGGTATCCATTGGAGGCAGAGGACACAGAGATGATTAAGCGGTATAAGTTTGGCAATCCTTATAATGATTCTGATTGTTTTGATGAGACCAATAGTGCTCATTACGGACTTAAACCAGACTTAAATAGAAATGGTTTTTTTAATATAGACAAGAGAAAGGGTGTTATATCATTTTCATCAAGTGTAAAGGGCAATGTAATTGTGTTAGAGTATGTATCTGATGGTTTAGAGTATAATGATGGAGAAGATATTGTTATACATAAACTAATGGAGGAGTGTTTATATAGTTACGTTAAGTACTCTATATTAAACAATAAATACGGTGTTCAAGAATACATTGTTAGGAGAGCTGAAAAAAATTACTTTAGGGACTTACAAAACGCAAAGATTAGGATGTTAGACTTAAGGGGTAGTGAACTTCTTATTTTGTTGAACGGAAGAAAAAAATGGATTAAATAATGAGTAAGATTCAAAATAACTTCTTAAAAGCCACCGTTAATAAAGATTTAGACGAAAGACTAACTCCTAATGGTCAGATGATAGATGCCTCTAATGTTATGGTTATATCAGAGGATAGTGGTGGTGTTGGGGTATTAAAGAATGTAAAGGGTAATACGAAGGTTACATCATTGAATATAGCTAACGCAGAGACCATTGGTAGTGTATCTGATGACGCAAAGGAGAGATGTTTTTATTTTGTAACGTCTCCTACCTTTGATTATGTAATTCAATATAACTTATTTGAGAATACTACAGAGGTTGTCTTACAGTCAACTCACGGAACAGGTGTACTTAATTTTGATTCATTATATCGTATATCGCATTCTGATATATATGTAAGTGTAGAGGGAGATGATTTACTTTCTTGGACAGATGGTTTAAATCCACCAAGAATAATCAATATAGAGAGGGCTAAGGACTACGCAGTTGATGGTTTTACGGATACAGAGATTTCTGTGATGAAGCCATCTCCTATATTTCATCCAATAGTTTCAACTGTACAGTCTATTTCAGATGATTTTGCTGGATTTATTAGGGATAAGTTTTTAACATTTGCTTATAGGTATAAGTATGAAGATGGTTTTTATTCTTCATTTTCATCTTGGAGTCCTTATATATTTATTCCTGGTCCTTTTCAAGTAGACTTAGATACATCGACAAATCTTGCGATGCAGAATAGTGCTAGAGCTTATAGTATTTTATTTAATACTGGGAGTAGAGATGTAATTGAGGTTGAATTAGCTTTTAGGGTATCAAATAGTAATGTAATTTATTCCATTACAAAGTTAAATAAGGAAGAAGAAGATGGTTGGTCAGATAATTCTAGTCAAAGTTTTTTATTCAATAACTATAAGGTTTTTAATGTAATCTCTGAAGACCAATACTTTAGAAGTTTTGATAATGTTCCATTAACTGCATTAACTCAAGCAAAGATAGGTAATAGACTTGTTTATGGTAATTATATAGAGGGAAGGGATATTGATTCTGAAATAGATTTATCCGTGTCTTTTGATGCTATTGAGATTAATACAAATGAAGACAATAACCCTGAAAGTGTTGATGGGTATGTTATTGAAGAAATAGTTGATTTTTGGGGTGTTGATGATAGTGTGGATATTATTGGAGGTGGTGATGGAATAGTAATGGATTTTGCTACTAATGTAGCTACGATAACCAATACAACAGGTAGTGATAGAGTATTAGCCATAAGAATAACAATAGATAAAGAGCCAGAATATTCTGAAGTTGTTTTTGATATAAAAATCCACAGGGTTTTACCTATTGGTACTTCTATTGAAACACATACAATACCAGCAGGTGCTACATACTCATTTTTAGCAACTGAAGTAGCTCCTTTAAATTTAGAGAATGGAGATTCTGTTGATATCTATTTAGAGGCAGAATCTATAGTTCCAATATTATTTAAAACAAGCATAACTTTTGGATTATTTTCAGCACCACTTGTTCAAACATCAAGAAAAGCATTTGATACATATAACTATTACCAGTTTGCATACAATGAAAATGGAGAAGTTCCAAGAAAAAAAATAGAATTAGACTTTTCTGATATTCCATTAAAAGATGGTACTCAAATTGCTTTTAATTTTGATTTTAGAACTGCGTTTTCACCTAATGATATATTCCCAGCGTTAGATTCTGCTTATACGTTTTTATATCAAATTACTGAGGATTATGATGACTTTGAAGACTTTTCTGATAACTCTGATTTTGTTAGTCAATTAGAAGACTTTATTGAAACAGCATTAACATATGAAGATTCAAATATTCCAGGAGCTTATGTTTTATCATTTACTCCTACAATTATATCTCCTAATTTAGTAAGTAGTGTTTTTGAGGTTACGATTCCAAATAGAAACATTGAAGTAGAAGAGACTGGTAATGATGGAGTTTTAATCCCTAAAACTGATTATGTATTATGTGATAGTGTTTATTCTACTTACTCATCAAGCAGTTTATTTACCAGTATGCACTCTTCAAGGGATTACGAAATTGGTATTATTTTTTTAGATAAAGAAGGTAGAAAAACAACTGTATTAGACTCTAAAGATAATGGAACATACATTTCTGCTGAAAACTCTGTAACTCAAAACGTATTAAAGGTAACAACATCTGGAACACCTCCAAGTTGGGCTGAGTACTACAAGTTTGCTGTTAAATATAACAAGAATAAATATGAAACAATTTATAGCGGTAGGGTTTATAGTGTTGGTATTCACTCTTATATAGAATTAGTAGCTGATAATAAAAATAAAGTAAAAGAAGGTGATTACTTAGTTATAAAGGGTGATTTATCTGGACCATTAGAGTCATTTATTAAAGTCAAGGTATTGGAGGTTAAGTTTTACGATAAAGATGACATAGAAGATGGGTCTACTTCTGGCTTTTATTTTAAGATAAAGGTAGGTGCTTTTGATTTAGTTGTTTCAGAACAAGATAATTATGAGTTTTTACAAACAGCTAGAGAGGATTATCAAAGACCTTATTATATAGAAGCAGGTAAAGTAGAAGTTCCATTAGGCACAGATTTACCTATAGAGCCTGGATATGTAGTCAGAATTGTTGCTTATTGCTATAGAATGGGAAGTGAAGCGTTTTCTAATAAAATAGATGCTTCATATTTATCATCTGAGAGTTACCCTGATTTTAGAGATTTTTTTGAAGATGTTATAGCTCCATCATCAGAATTTTTAAAATATACAGAAGGTGGAGACACTAAGATTAATTGGAAGTGGACAGGAGTTGGTGAGTCTAGTAGAAGTGAGTTGGCATTTCAAGCAAAAACAGATAAAGATGGTAAAAGAAAAATAAGAATTAGAACAGATATTTATGTAACAACATCAAAGATTCCTGTTTTTGAGACAATACCAATTGAAGTTGATAATAATACATATATTGAAACTCCAAAAACCTATACAATAACTGATGGAGAATACCAATTTGAAGAACATATATTAAATGATTTATTTAATTGCTATTGTTTTGGTAATGGTGTTGAAAGTATGTCTGTTAGAGATGAGATGACTACTAACTTCTTAAATATAGATTATGGGATTAATGCAGTAAGTGAGGATGAATATAGACAAGTAAATAGGTATGCAGATTTAACTTATTCTGGAGTGTATCAGGAGGGGACAAATGTAAATAGGTTAAATGAGTTTAACTTGTCATTAGCCAACTATAAAGATGACTTAGAGAAGAGTTATGGTCCTATCATTAGACTTGATTCTGATGATACAGATATTTTGGTTATACAAGAGGATAGATGGAGTAAGGTTTTATATGGTAAGGATTTACTATACAACACAGATGCAACAACTAACCTATCAAGAATTGAGTCTGTATTAGGGCAACAGGTTATGTATTCTGGGGAATACGGAATTTCTTTCCATCCTGAATCGTATGATGACTACGGTACAAACTCTTTCTGCACAGACACAAAGAAAGGAATAGTATTAGGGTACAATCAAAGCAATGGTCTTACTGAGATAAGTAGCTATGGAATGAGGGATTACTTTAAGACTTTATTTAGGGATAATAAGATAGTAAACATTATAGGTAAATACGATTCATTCTTTGATAACTATATTGTGAATATTAAGTATATGATTCCTGGTAAAAATTATACAGGGATACCATACGATTATGTAACTTGGTTATACTCTCCAGAGGCAAATGGATTTATTGGTAGACACACCTTTAACCCTGATGATATGCTAAGAGTCAATAATGACTTCTTGTCATTCAAGGGCTCTGATGTCTATAAGCATAATATAGGGGCGTACAATACATTTTATGGTGGATTAAATCCTTGTAGTTTTGAGTTTAACTTTAATGAAGAACCATCTACTAGAAAGATATTTAAGAATGTATCAATAGAGGGTAACTCTGCACTTAATTTAACATTAAAGACTGACTTGCAAAATGGTATTATAAGTAGTAACGACTTCAAGAATAAAGAGGGAGTTTATTACGGGTATATTAGGGGTAATGATGCTTTAGATTTATCAACCTTAGCAGTTTGTGGTATTGGAACAGTATCATCTATAGTTGGCAATAATGTATTTATAAATGGAGATATGTCATCAAATATAAGTATTGGTGATTCTGTATTTAATAATAGTTTAGTATTTATTGGTACAATTACAAATATAGGGAGTAACTTTATTACATTATCAAGTGCTCTATTAGCATCTACTAATATGTTCTTGCTTTCGTCAAAACCAAGTAGTGTAGAGACTTCTGGTATTAGAGGGTACTATATGAATGTAAAGGGAGAAGTAACCACCAACTCATACGTAGAGGTGTATGCCTTAAATTCAGAGGTAATTAAATCATTTGAGTAAAAAGGGTATATTTGCATTATGGAATTAAGACCTGTAAAGTATAGTGATTACGAACAATTAAAGGGGTGGTGGGAGTTTTGGAAGTTTCCATCACCGCCAATTGATGCGTTACCAAAGTATGACGAAGAACTTACCACAGGATTAATGGTGTCTATTAACGACGTTAATGTGTGTGCTGGATTTTTATATGAGACAAATTCCACAATCTGTTGGTTAGAGTTTATTGTTGCAAATCCAAATGTAAGTAAAGAGGATAGGGGTAATTGCCTTGATAGATTAATAGAGGAATTTACAATAGAGGCTAAAAAGTACGGTTTTAATACCATATTCTCATCAATAAAGAATGAATCACTTTTAAATAGATATATAAAGGCTGGTTATAAAATAGGTACAAAAAATACAAACGAACTTACAAAAATATTATAAGATATGGGTGCAATGACAGCTATAGCAGGAGTAGGGGCATTAGCAAGTGGTATTCAAGCAATATCAGGGGCTAAGCAAAAGAGAGATGCTCAACAAGCATTAGAGAATTACCAAAGACAAGACTTAGAGAATGTAGCGGAAGGTTTACAAGTTTCTACATTAGGTGCTGACTTACAGAGAGAGGAGCAAGCTAGATTAGCAAGTACACAGGTTGATGCTTTGCAAGGTGCTGGGGCTAGGGGTTTAATTGGTGGTCTTGGTAGAGTTGAGGCTGGTAGTCAAATGGTAAATAGACAGATTGGTGCAGACTTAGATGCACAGCAAAAACAGATAGACCAAATGAGGGCTCAAGATGAGGCAAATATTAGGGATATACAAGAAAAAAGAGAGATTGCTGATATAGCTGGTTTATCATCTCAATATAACGCAGGTAACGCTATGGTGTGGGAAGGTATAGGTGGTATTACTAAAGGTGCGTCTTCTGCTTTAGGAGGAGCTGCTGGAGAGGGTGAAGAAGGTTTAACTTCTGAGCAAAAGTTTGAGTTAAAGAAACAAAAGCAATCTGATAGACAAGCTAGAAAAATGGCTAGGATAGGATAAAATAAAATAAGCTAAATAATTATGGCAATAGGTAAAGTAGGTAGTTTTGCAACAGTAGAGCCAGCGTTAGTTGACTTTGGCTCAATGGTTGAAAGAAATATAGATAAGATTAAGGCTGAGGAACAGGCTAAGGCTGCTGCTAAGGCTGCAAAGGATAAAGCAGACAGAGAGGCATTAAAAGACCTTGGCAATGTAGATTCTTTTAAATTAAGTGGGTTTTCTGGATGGGATGATTCTCTTGGAACTTATGTCTCAAAATTGTATGAGTTAAGCATAACTAATAAAGAGCTTTACAGAGAAACTGGAGACAGAAAGTATTTAGACAATTATGACAGAATTAAAAATGAGGTAAGTACAATAAATAATGAATCAACAGCTATATCTACTGAGCTAGCACGATTAGCTGAGTTATATAAAGATGGAAAAATAAATAAAACAGTATATGAAGAAAAAATAAAAGAGTTTCAATCTCTTAATGAAGGTAAGGCTAAGTATGCTTATAGAGACGGGAAGACAGTAATCGGTTTTCCTGATGAAGAAGGAAATGTCACAAATGAAACTCCTGCTTTTGGGTTTGTTACAAATTTAGCTAATGATATGCCAGAACCTTTTGATATTAATGACAATATTAATACTATTGTAGAAAAAGTCAAGGCTTCTGAAATTGAAACAGGCGGTGCTTTATATAGTAAGACCACAACAGACATAAATAGTCCAGAGTCTGAACCACAAAGAAGAAGATTAGACGCTGCTGCTAATTTATTTTCAAATCAAAATGGCTCAATGACTGAGTGGAATTTATTAAAGAGAAATGAAGAAAAATCTAAAGGAAATATAATTCCTCTTAAAACAAATAATTGGACAGAAGCTGAGAGAAAAGAAGCTAAAGAGTTCTTTTACAATCAACTTATTGATTCTTACCAAAAGAAAGTTTCTATACAGGCTAAAGAACCTAGTGGTGCTTCAGGTGGAGGTAGTGGAGATAAGAAGACATTTGCTCCAACAGTATTTGATGCATCTAAAAAATACACTGCACAAGGTGCTACAGGTAGAGGATTAGCCTGGAGTGGTGATATAAAGGAGTCTCCTGTTTTAGGTTCTTTTAATGTTCAAAGAACTTCAGATGGCAAAAAAACAAATCTACAAATCACCAATGCCACGCTTAAAAATCTATTTGTAAACAAAGATGGTAATGTGATAATGTCTTATGACGAGCAAATTGGTAATTTAAGTGAGAGAGAGGTTCAAGATAAATTAAGTGCAATAGACAAGTTAATTTCACAAGGCAATATTGAAGAAGCTAATAAGGAGAGAGAAACCCTTAAAACACAAACTTCAAAGGTCAAGGGTACAAATATATTAACCATTAGACGTTCAGATGAAGACCTTTTAGGTATGATAGCAAACTCTATGGGGTTAGGTAGTACGTCTGAGCTTTTAGGTCAACTAGACAAATTAGCTGGTAAAGAAATAAATACATCTGGATATTAAATTAAATAAAAGACAAAAATGAATCAAAAAGCAATACAAGACGCATATAATTTATTCACTGAAAGTGGGTATAAAAAATCTATAGATGACTTTAAATCTTTAATTAAAACAAATCCAAATGCATTAAATGATTCTTATGAGTTATTTAAAGGTAAAGGTTACAATAAAGACATAGAGTCTTACAAGAGTCTTGTTGGTGTATCTGAAAAAAAAAGTTCAGTTTCTACTGGAACTACACCTCAAGAGGTATCAAGTACACCGCTACAGGGGCAATCTACTACATTGGGTGGAGAAGACAAGGAAAAACCGAAGCCTTTGGTTACTTCAGGTGGAGCAAAACCTAAAGCTACAACACCAAAAATAACATCTAAAGAAAAAGCTGAGTTTGATGAGGCTTTTAAATCTAAAACTACTACTCCTCCGATGGGTGTTATTGGTACTGATTTTGCTAATGACCCTTATAAAGGACAAAGAGATAAAAGCGGTAATATAATTCCAGGAAGACAAATAGATAAGTCTATTTTAAAATTAGTAGAAGATAAAAAGTCTGCTATAAGTGGAGTAGAGTCTGATGTAGCTATAAAACAATCTGAAGGCATACTTCCTCCTAATTCTTTATTAATTGAGACAGGAGATAAAATTTTACCAATATATGATGAACAACCTGAATTTTTAAAGGTAAAGAGTTTTGATGAAACATTGCAAGAACAGATAAATCCACTTAAGACTTCCGTTAAGAAACCAAAAGTAAATTACGAAAATTTAAAAAAATCAAGAGACTTAGAACTACAAAATCCTTATTTATATTTTTCAAAATCTAAAGAGGGAGATACAGATGTAGACAACTTTTATACAAATAAAATAAATAATTTACCAATAAATAAAGACGATTTTGATGGATTCTTAAGGAAGAATGGGTATTTATCTGATGTAAAAAAAGATGTAGAGTCTGGGTTATACGATAAAGATAGGGGTGTTTTTTCTGAAAACTACAATGAAGAGTTAATTAAGGAAAAAAGATTGGTTGACTATTTATCTTTATATATTGATGACAAAAATCAAAGAGACTATGATTTAAGAGTTATAAATTATAAGCAAGAAAATCCTAATGCCACTGAAAAAGATATAGAGAAAAATGTAAGTAAATATACATTTGTAAGTGATAATGACTTAGAAAAATATATAGAAGAAACTTTTCCTATATATACTAAAAACCTGAAAGAGAGAAAAAATAAAGAAAAAGAAGAGTGGGAAGAGACAAAGGAAAATAAAGGAAACTTCTTTAGTTGGCAAACAGTAAAAAAAATAGGTGCTGGTTTTCAAGAAACAATAGGTAATAGAGTAAGTCAACTAACATCAACCATCTACGAAACAATAGGGATGGAAGATATTTCAAAACAAATTAGATTTTCCGCAGAAGAAGACGCATTTAATAGACCAGAAAACAGAGATATAAGTTATGTTAGTGGTAAGAAAGTTTCTTATAATGGTAGTGATTACCTTATTGATTCTGAAGGTCAGGTATATGATTACGACTTAAAGAAAAGAGTAACAGACTTGTTTACTAAAAATGAATATGATAGCATAGTAGAGTCATCTAAAAAAGGCGAAGACGATAATTTGTTCTCTTGGGTTGGTGCGACAGTTCAAACTACAAATGTAATTGCTGATTTAGGACTTCAAATAGCACTAACAAGAGGATTTTCAGGAGCTTCTGGTTTAGCTGTAAGGGGTTTGTCTAAAGAGGGATTGGATGTTTTATCAAAAATGCCTGTTTCTAATGCTATGGCTTCTTCTGCTGCTGCACAAACTTTTTTAGGTTATTCACAAGGATTAGAGGACACTTTAGTAGCTGCTAAAAATGCAGGGATACCTGATTCAGAAGCTAAAGCAATAGCTAATGATGCCGCTATAAAAACAGCTGCTTTATATTTGTTTACGTCAGGTATATCTCCTCAGACAAAGGCATCCTTTATGGCTGGAAAAGATAAGCTAATAAAAGAAGCAATAGATGTATATGCTAAAAAAGGGAAATCTTCGTATATAAAATTCTTGAATAATGGTATTAATAACTTAACTACATTTTTAAAAGAAGGAGGTAAAGAAACAGGTCAAGAGGTTGTTCAAACCGCAGGAACTGTTTATGGAATTAATCCTTCAATAAATGAAGCTGCTGGAAAAGACATAGTTCAAAGAGAAATGACTGCTGACCAAGTTATAAGTATGATACCTTCTACTTTTGTGGCAGGTTTTAGTCCTATAATGCTTAGAAACGTAGGAGGAATATTTACTAGAAAAGACTATTTATCTAATTTAGATGTGGCCTCAAATAATGTAGATTTAAGCAACAAAAGACTTGATGAGTTATTATCTCAAGAAGTTATAACGAAAGGTGAGTATTCGCAGTCTAAAGAAGATTTAAGAGTGTATTCTCAAAACAAAAGTAAAATACCAAAAGACACTTCTTCAGATATAGTTTTAGATGTTGCTAAGAAATTAGATGAAATATCTAAATTGGAGTCTGAAAAAAAGAATTTAGACCAAGCTTTTCACGAAAAAATTGACCAAGACATAAACAATAAAAGAACTGAAATAAAAGATTTATATGAAAAACAACGCAAAGAAACTACAGCCAAAGAACCCGTTGAAGAAAGACCTACAGGGGAGCAAAAAGTGGAGGCAACTACCACAGCAGAAGGACAACAAGATAAAGTCTTACAAGAAGCAAAAGACAACGTAGAGGAATTAAGACAGCAAGAGCTTGTTGAGTTTAGAGAGCAAGTTGAAAATGCCGAAGACTTTATTACAGATGGTAAAGTAGATGCCAATAAGGTAGATGAATCTGACAATGCAAAGGCTAAGGAGATTTACGCTAAGTATGACGCACAAATTAAACCATTATTAGATAACATTAAAACACAAGAAGATGCCATTCAAAAGCAAAGCACAGATGAAGGCGTGTTACGCCCAGAACAACCCGAAGTGGGATTGCAAGAAGTGGTCGAAGGAGACCAAAAACCTGAAGACGTTACCGAAGAAGGTAAAAAAGAAATAGTACCTGGTTCAAAAACGGTAGTATCTGGAATTGAAATAACATATCCTACAGCAGAACAAGAAACAGAAAGAAAAGAAGCTAGGTCAAAGACTGAGTATGTTGAGGAGGCTTCTAAGGACTTAGATGTAGAGGACACAACAGTAATGTCAAAAGAACTTGAAGGTGATTTTGGTCTACTTACTGCTGAGAATCCTATGGCTAAACCACTCACTGAAGCTGAGAATGTGGCTTTAAATAAGAAGGCTAAGCAATGGTTAGAGAGTAGAGGATATAAACCAAGAAGATTAACAGGTAAGTATGCACAAGCAGAGAACTCTTTCTTTGTCCCTAATTTATCTAAGGCCGATGCTATTGCTTTTGCTAAAGAATTTAATCAAGACTCTGTAGCTCATTCTGAAGGATTGATATATCAGGATGGCTCTATGAATCCAAGAGTTGAGAGTGATGATGACTTTACTTTTTCTAAGTCTTATGATGCCAACTCTGATAATGTTTCAGTTGTAAGGACTAAAGATGGTTTAAAAACCTTTTCTGTTGGCTATAATTTTAACGAGAGAGTACAGCCTAAAAAAGCAGAGAGTAAAGGCAGGGAAGTATCTAAAAACACAGACCAAGCAAAGACACAACTATCTAATGTAGCTGACAAAAGAATAGCTAAGGCTGTATTTAATGGTGTAAAGGCAATAGCTAAAATACTCCCTAATGTAAAGGTTATCATTCACGATACAGACGAGTCATTTAGAAGTGTTAGTGGTGAGGGCAAGAATCAAGAATCCTCTGGTCTTTATCAAAATGGAGAGATACATATAAATCTACCAAAAGCTAATGCAAGAACCGTAGCTCACGAGATATTCCACGCAATACTATTAGATAAGGTTAAGACAGATGCTAACGCTCAAGCTGTAACTAAGAAGATGATACAAGCTCTTGCTTCTAAGATAGAGGGTAATCCTGCTTTAAAGGCTAAATTAGAGGACTTTGCATCAATGTATGATGAGAACATCCAAAACGAAGAGAAGTTGGCTGAATTGGTAGGTATTATGGCTGAGAACTACAACTCATTATCTGAAAGAGCTAAAGAAATAATCAAGAATTGGTTAAACAACTTAGCGAAGGCTTTTGGTGTTGAATTATTTGAAAGCAATGAGGTATTTGATGTGTTGAATACAATTGCTAAAAAGGTTGCTACTGGAAGCAAGGTTACAGTAGAAGATGTGTCTATATTGGACAATGGAACTAATCCTATTGGCAATCCAACTGAAATCAGAATGCCTAAAAAACGTGAATCTAAAATTGATTTTAAAGATTCGTATGAAAACTCATTAGTTACTCCAGATAAAAAAGTTGACATCTATTCTTTATTGGAAGATATTGTTGATAAAAAACAAAAAGTATGGTTTTGGGTGGCTGACCAACTTGGTATAAATAAAGAATTAGGTATAGATGGAGGTCCTAGTTTTGCACACCAAAAAGAAGGAGATATTTGGGCAAGCGGTGTATCTGCTAAAGATATACAAAAAAAGATTAATGAATCTGAATATATATTTATTATTAGTGGTTCTCCTCAGTTAAGTAAATTATTTAATAAAAAGGTATTTGATTTAATGACTTCAAAATTTGGAGATTATAAAACATTTAAAGAAGCTATTCTTTCATTAAAACCTACTAAAGATATCAAAGAGGTATTGGAGGCTCATTCAAGTTGGGATTCATTAAAAAAAGATGCTTCTGTAGACAGTACCATTACTAATAAAAAGGCTCAAGAAGACCTTGTTAAAAGTGGAATAGAAAATCCTACCGAACAACAAATAAAAGAATATAAAACGCAAAAAACAAAAATAGGAATAGGTAGAAAAAAATTCCTTAACTCATTGGTTAATATTCAACAAAAACCAAACACAGCGGTATACAAATATATTTCATCTATCAATGGTCATACAGATGTAAATGATTTACGTGATGGTTTTTATAAAGACAATGGTTTTGAACTAAACGACATTATGTTGGTATTAAAGCCTACGGGTGTGCGTTCAGGTTCTGAACATTCTACATATGAAAATACAGTAGAAGGTGAAGTTATTGGAGTACCAGACGCAAAAATAAATGCGTTAGAGGTTATGCCTAAAGAAATGGCTGATAAATATGCTGGGAGACCAAGTCAAGCATCACAAGCTATAGCTCCATATGGTTCAGGAGTAAAAGAAATTTTTGCTATTTCTTCAAAAAGACAACAAAAAATCTTACCTGAGAAAGTATCTGAAAAGCTAACTGAAGATGGTGATGGTAACTTTGTATTCAAACACTACTCAGACGAAAGAAGGAGTGTAATCAAGAAGGGGCAAGGTCAAAATAGAATTACATCTACAGAGGAATCATCTGCCTTAAGTTCTGTTGGTGGTCTTGCTATGTTCTACACTATGGCTAACCAAGCAGAGGCTGGCGTTGGTAATGTTGAGCACACGGTATTGATTCCTAAAGATAAGGTTTATGATATAGACTCAGACCCACTTAATTTTGAGGCAGAGGCTAGAAAGAGGTTTAATGAGGTTAGACCTGGTCAAGCCTTTACAAACAACTATAGAGGGGCTTTCATAACTAAGATAGCTAACGAGAATGGTTTTGATATTGCTATATCTCAATGGAGGGGTGCTGAACTTAGAGCACAAACAACTATTGAATTAAAACCAGAAACAACTAATACTGAATTTAAAGAGAGACCACTTGACACATTTAAAGATGGTGATTATGCTATTATAGATGGTAGGGAGTCTATCATCACTAATGTAGATGGTGACAGACTTAGATATGAAAGTATAGATGGTGTTGCTAAGGGGACTACTGTAAATAACGAAAAAAATAGAAGACGTATTATTAAGATTGATAATCCTTCTGTTAGAATGCAAAAGCCTAAGAAACTATCTGCTCAAATAGAAAAAAATAAAGAACTTAAGTCTGAGATTTCAGATTTAAAAAAACAGTTTAATGATGTTATATCTGCAATAAAAACAGAGAGAGATATTACTAAGAAAGAAGCATTGCAAAAACAAGCTGATAGACTTAATAAAAAAATATCTGATTTAAGAGAGAAGTCAAAGGCAGAGATTTCAGCTTTAAAAGAGCAAATGGATGATTTGTTTTCTTCCGCAAAGGAGGCTATCAAGATACAGACAGATAAAGCAAAAACAATTAAAGGCATTAAGAAACAAATATCTGATTTTATCAAGGACAATTTATCTAATGTAGACCCTAAAGACATTAATAAAACACAACAAAAATCATTATTAAATGCTTTGGTTTCTGTAAATGATGAGAATTTTGAAGAGGTATTAGGTGATGTATTAAATGTTTTTGATGCTATAGATTCTAAAAAAGAAAATGCTACAAAAAAGGCTTACGATAGTATTATTAATAAAATAATAAAACCATCTTTCTATACTAGTGGCAAAGAAGGTAAGGTAACTAAAACAAAAATAACTGATAGATACAAGGTTAAAATTAAAGAAGCTGTAGATAAATTCTCTAAAATTAAAAACCCTACAATCAAGCAGAAGGAGGAGTTTATTAATGAGATGTCTCAACTAAAAGCTAGTGGCATTCAAGATAGAAAATCTATTGACGATAGTATAAAGGATGATAGAGAAAGAAAAGCATCAAGAGCAGCTATAGATTTACTTAAAAAAAACAAATCTGTACTTCCTGAAACAAAAATAGACACTACTAATGATTTAGAAGTAGATGATGCTTTTGCTTTAGGCGGTGTTATACTTGATGGAATAGTATATCCGAATACAAAGGTTGGTATTAGTAAATTTAAAGAAGCTGCTGGGAAAGGAATGGTAAGAATTACGCCATACAAAGCCTTTAAAGCTGTAAGAACAGGCAAACAACTATCAATAAAGCAGAGGGTTAAAAGGTTCTTTAGAACGTCTGCCTTAAAAAACTTTGGATTAGCTAGTTTTTACGTATCATTAAAATCAGATAAAGAAAGCGATGACTTTATAGAGAAAAATTTTGATGGACCAATAAGACAGTTAAGTACAAATAGACTTAAGGTTAGTGCTATGTTTACAGCCAATAGAAATAAATTTTTACTTGGAGTAGGTGTAAACCTAAAGAAATCAAAGTCTCAATTAGTTCAGTACTTTAGAGGTAAGTGGGATATTGATATAAAAAATAGGTTTTCTGGCAGAAAAGTCGGTGGCTTATTTTCATTCACCAATCACCATAATATGTTTGAACTAAATGGAGAGAAAGTTGGCTATGCAGATGTAATAAGTGACTTTAATAGCAGAATATCTAACGAAACCAATCAGTTGTTAGCAGAGAAAATAATTATAGAAAAGGAGAAGTTTGAAGCAAAATACAAAGCATTTGAGGGATTGAGAGACCAGCATATAGTGGACTTATTTAATATGATAAGACAACCTGATGGTTTGGCTAAATTCTTAAACAACTATTCTGAAGATGTTGCACTGATGGTTGCTAATTATATAAATTCTAATCCTGAACTAAGAAAAATGGCTGATAAGGCTATAGATTTATACAAGCCAGTAGCTTTACAGATGAATCCTGTTCTTGATAAGTTAGGTTACGATACATTTAATGATAAAAAGTATTCTAAAAAACAAGATGAAATAGCTGTTATTAATAATAGTAATCTAAGTCAAGAAGAAAAGAGTAATAGAATAGAAAAAATAGAGAAGGAGTTTAGGATATTAAATGCAATATACCCAGAAGGATTACCTGAATTAGTGCCATACTATCCTATAAGTGCCGAAACAGAAGTGTCTACTTCAGATGAAGCTAAGTTCTTTGAGGATGGTGCTACAAATGATTATTCATTGGTCTTCCCTAACCTTATAACAAGAAAATCAGGAGGTAGTTTAGTATTTGGAAAGATGGGACTTTTAGATAGATACGAGAGAATAACAGAAGATGCTGTTAGTTTTATAGCTGGACACGAAATTATGGGGCTGTCTCAAGAATTATTTACAGGAACAAATGGTTCTATTTTAAAAGATAATTTAGGCGAAAACTTTGTAAGTCAAGCCAAGTCAGAAGTATTAAATGTTGTTAAGAATAAATCTACTGGTGAGTCTGTTTTTGATGTTGTCAAGACATATCCACTTTTAAAGTATGTGTATAGGGTTTCTGGTCTTCAAACAGCAGGGGAGCTTTTAATAAACTTTAAGAGTGCTTCTTTTCAGATTGCAGGTGTATTAGTTACTTATGCTAAGACTCCAAGTGCCCTTAAGCTAATACCTAATTTGCTAACAACAAAAAATGGAAGGGAAACTTTAAGAAAGGCTTATGATATTTTAAACACATCTATAGAGTTACAAGATAGGATTAACCATAAAAAAGATAATGCTGAGGTTAAGATTTTGGAGAGTATAGACAAGAATAATAACACAAATCTATCATTTGCTACAGCATTGGTATCTGATTCTATGGTATTAACAACACTATCTGACTACTTATCAATAGTGTTAGCGACACCAATTTATATTAAGAAAGCTAATGAATATATGAAGGATAATGCAGGAGTAAGTGAATCAGAAGCATTATTAACAGTATTACCATCATTCTTCGCAGATGAAGTTAATACAACCCTACAATCAAATGACTCATACTATATGGGTTCAAATTTTAAGAGTGGGATAGCATTGTTATTAGGTTTAGGTAAGTTTGTTCAAGCCCCAAGACAAATAGCATTGTTGTCTGTAAAAGAAATAGCTGATGCTTATAACAGAAGGAAAAGTGTGGCTGATGCATCTGGTAAGGTATTAGTGTATTCTATTGGTGGTATTGTAATGTTTAAGCTACTAGCAGACAGAATGTTTGGAGATGATGATGATGAAGAGAAATTATCTGAAGCAGACAAAGAAACAAAAATGCTAAAGGAAACAAACGAAGCTATAAACTCATTGCTTGTTGCATCTGGCTTGTATGGAGAGGTTTTAGTTTCCGTAAAGGATGCTTATTTAACTAACGAAAGACCTGAAATTTTAGGTTTTACAAAACCAAAAGCAGATTTGGCAGGGTTAGATTATTTCAATATAGTTACAAAGAATAGTCTTAAAAATATATCAATACCATTAAGGAATTTAGATGCTGTGTTAGATAATAGAGAGGTTTACTCTACAACAGACCAAGCCTTAGCTGCCTTACAATTTGGAACAGGTACTCCTTTGTTTAAGTTGAAGAAACAATCTGATTACTTTACCGCACTAGCCAAGCAAGAATTAACCTTTAGAGAGTATTGGATGTTCTTGTCTAACCAATACAAGATAACGGATTTCAAGAAGATTGAGAAAGAAATGGAGAGACATAGTAAGATACTAGAGTTGTCTTACAGAAGGTATTCAGACCCTAAGAATAAAATCTTAAATGACAACTTCTTGAATGATGAGGAGAGAAAAGCTATGAGTGGTATGTCAAATGAGGAAAAGGTTTTTTTCTTAGAGAATGTTAGGATGAACAAGATAGCAGAAGACTTTACATTAAAATACCAAGAGCAAATGAATATGCTTAAAGAAAACAAAAATGTATCTAAGTATTACGATGTTAGGAAGGCTAGGTTTGAGGAGAATATGACCGAAGAGGTTTACAGGCTTATTGAGAATAAAGTAAAGTATTTATCTGGTGGTCTAAGTGAAAAAGATGCACTATTGATTAATAAAGAAGTAAGGGATAACGTACTGAAAAGTAAAGATGAATTTAAGCAGAAAGAAGATTTATCAGAGGCAGAGATTGAATCTGTATTAGAGAGTATAGCTAAGAAAGTAGACAAGAGAGTTGAGAGTGATTACTTAGATACCTCTGCTAAAATGCTACAAGAGTTTACTTCTGGTAAGAAAAAAGCAAGAGCTATATATAATCTTTATAAGTTTGCTAAGGAGAAGAATGTGGAGAATAGATATTTAGAGATTATATCTGAAGAATTAGATGACAAGACTTTAGGTGAGCTTGATAGAATTATTAAAGAGGAGGGGCTATAAACCCCTCTTCTTTCTTTATAACAATGCCTTTAAATTAACTGGCGTGTACCCCATAGGTTTTAAAATCTTACCATCAGGATTCTTTAGTACCTTGCCATCTCCTTGAACCTTAGTCATATTGTTCTGGTGGACCAATGTAAAGCCATTAATGAAGGGCTCTGTCATTCCGTGAGATGCAACTGTACCAAACAATACATATGCCATATCTACCAATGCATCAAGAACCTCTACGTTATTATCGTTTAAACAAGCCACAAGGTATTCTCTATTTTCTTCAGACATAAGGTTGTACCTAAGTGATGCTACTTTATCTATAACATTAGATGGTTTACTCTTAACTTCTTGTTCGCAAGCTATCATAAATTGCGACACCATTTCAATTGCTTCTTTTATTTCCATTTTTTAAAACCAATAAGGGATTGATATTTTTATATTACTTTCTTTACTTATATTGAAGAAATTAAAACCAGACTTGCTATTTTTAAAATTTGTCTTAACCCAATTACTAGGTGGCGAGAACGCAGGATAGTTGTAGTAACTAAAGTCATTACTTGTGGTATCATCGTATATAGCCTGGTGTGAATCACCCTTACTAAACTCTATAGAATTACCATTGTATAACCTATGCTCCTTACAGTATTGGTCTATCTTTTCAGCCTGAATAGCATCTAACTTTGGTTTAAATCCAAACTTCTGCTCACCAATATCTTTACCGTGAGATATTACAAATGTGTGACTACCAACAGAATAATGCTGAATAAATTTCTTTATAGAGTTAACTTGAACTCGACCTGGATACTTAGCCTCTAAAATCTTCTTAGATGCTTGAGATACAAAGTAGGAGAATACCCCTGAGTGGTTGTCATTGGTTATATTGTTGCAGATTATTGTGTTATAATTTGACATCAATGAATCCACAAGGTGAATCTTAAACTCTAATGCTAAGTCAAAAGCTTCCTTATCATTCATATTCTGAGGTAGTTCGTGCCCCTTTCTAGTGGTATTCCCACCAAGTCCATCAAGGAAATCACCTAAGTCATCTATAATCAATACGTTAGATGAGCAGTACTCGAATACGTGCTTAACCATCTTGTCAAGCCTAATTAAGACCTCTTCCTTATCCCACTTACCATCGTACAATGAGTCACCATCTTTACCATTAACATCCATAGCTATGTGTGTATCGGTATAAACTAACCTATCAAACCACTCATCCTTCTCGAATAGTGTTTCCTTAACCTCACAAACAACAGGTTTTATGTGCTTCTTCACAATTTCATCAAAGCTATCCTCAAGGTTAAAGAGAACTTGTTCCTCTGAAGAGTAGAACACAATGTTATAGAATGGTATTCCAGAGTGAGATATTAACTTATAACTCCTAATCTTACTACAATCTAAACCGTAAAAGTCACAGTAAGCCTCAATAGGCATTAGATAACCATCATCCCCTATCGCTGTAAATCCTTTAGGTTTCTTCTCCTTGTCGTTTTGATAGTTATTACTATCTGTGCTAGACTCATTGGTTAATCCAAGCTCCTTCAACTTAGAGGAGAATGTCCTCCTTATGTTGTCACTATACTCCACATCTAATTCCTTACAAGCATTAATGCAAGACTTAGTTATGTTACCGTTCTTCAAGTACTCTTTACGAACAATACTTAAAAGTTTTTCATTTATATTACTCTGCATCCTTTGTATATTTTTCAAGGTTACTCTTAATATCTTCAGATAACTCTATTAGTTTGTTACAGGCTGAGATTGTGTATGCCTTTTCCTTGTCGATTATAGATTCGTACAAGAAGTCAGAAGCTTGATTTATCTTCTTCATCACACGATTAATACTTAATACCCTCTCGCTATCTAATAGGGCATTATTGATTTGTCTGTTCGGGTGTTTAAATTCCATTTTTCTTAATTTTATTTAGTATTATTTCCATCGTTTTAACGCATTCAGATTGTGTCTGTGGTACGAAGATATCACATTGTATATTTCTTCCCTCTATGAGCCTCTTAAATAGCTTCATTCGCATATTGAATGGCTCTGTTGGTAATCCCTTTGTCTCTATTATAGCATAATAAGTTTTTTGCTTGATGACAAAGTCTGGTTTATAGGACATATTGTGTATGTTTTTATGCCCACGATTTATAAAATCACCCTTACCAGAAGATAGTCTTGCGAAGTAGTCGTTGTTAAAAACAAATGAAGGGGATAGTTCAAAGCTTTCCCCTTCGTATTCAAAGTTTATATCATTTTGCTTTAAGAGACCGTACATAAATCCCTCCAACCTTGACTTAAAATTGATGCCATCAATCTTTATTGTCTGAGATTTTATGAGCCTTCTGTCCTGTTTTTTTCTAAATGCCATATCTATTTTATAAGTATGGAATCAAATATAGAAAATAAATTACATTAAGGTATTAAAAGTTATTAACACCAAATGTTTACTTTATGACTTTATACAAAACAAAACCACTTAATGCACCAATACCAAAGTAAAGATATTTATTTGCGTTCTTCTTTCTCCTCTCCACTAATAATTCCCTCTCCTTTTTTCTTAGGATATCCTTTATCGTTTTGTTTTCATCAGTAACAGCCTCTAAGCTATTGGCAAATAAGACAGCCTCCTTGTTTTGCAAATCTACTATTAGCTTTAGGTGTGTTGTTATTTCTGTTTGCTTATCCACTAGTGTGCGTGTATCAAATAAATCCTTCTTCATAAACTCACATTCGATATAGTTCTGTCTAAATGCCTTAGATACTAAAGAGTCCATTGATACATATTGTGCTGACACAAAGATTGGTAGTAGTAAAAATATCTGCTTCATAATTAATTATTTTTCTTGATTAAGTCTCTCCCAACAGAGTCATACCACTTTTGGTCTTCTGTCTTTGTTGCACTCTTTGCCTTTGATAGTTCCTTCTTAAGTCTTGGGGTTCTATCATTCATCCGACTATTTATCTCCTCAATTTCAAAGTTAAGGTTTAGGATTACGTCTTCAGAATCTCTTTTTTGTTTGTCCAGGCTATCAATTAATTCTTTGTTTTGTTTTATAAGCATATCGTTTGCCTTAAACATATCTGAATAATCAGTTGAGTCATCAAAATAGAAATAACCGATTAGTAACCCTAACACAAATGAAGATGCAATATGTGTTGCTGGGTGTTTTGCTAAGTAATAAAGATTAATTTTTTTCATTCTTTTTGTTTTTTAAAATTTTAAAATATATTTCATTTATAGATTCCTTATTGCAACCCCTATTATAATAGAAGTTCATAACTCTTTTAATCCTCTGTAGCGGAGATTGTTTTGCTGTAGTCATAATATTTATCTTTTAGTATTAAATCCCAATAATTTGTTTTTATATCTACACCATCTTTTGTTGATGACCATACACAACAATACTCTTCCTTTGCCTCTTTAATTCTTTCCTCTGTTGATTTGGTTTTATTTGTTTCTCTTGTATAGTATAACCAACATTCCCAATAGTGCATATCGTGTTCAGGGGTAAAAATTAATGCTATTTGCCATTTAAAGAATACAAAACTCCATATAGGATTCCATTCGTGTCTATAGCTATCGTATTTAGTCTTCCATCCCAATGGTACAAAATTAAATCCTATTTTCTTAGGAACAGGATAGCTTCCATTCATCTTATCTTCAAAAATCTCATTGTATGGTTTTATCTTTCTAGCATACTTAGGATTTAATTTGTTATATGATTCTTCCCTCTCAATGTGCTTTTTAGTAGCTTCGTGTGCTAATTTAGGAGTTGCCTTTACCCACACTCTTGGAAAGAAGTAAGGAGTTCCTATTGCAACCTTACCAATGTATAGTTTTGGTATGATTGGCTTGAATGGGGAGTTATACATCCTCATCCAATCGAATGTGTATTTAAACCAGTATTTCATAATTATTCTTTTATTTCATTATCAAATTCAACCTCGTGCCCCAACTCTTTTAATACTGCGTGCAATGCTGTTTGAACGTCATCTCCTAAGTATCCATTGTCGTGTATTTCAGGGTCTGGGTGTTCTAATTTTTTATCGTTTAGATATAGATATGTTCCGTAAGTATCACAACACATATCTCCACATTGATAATGCCATTCTTCAAATGTTATTTTTAATTTACTCATAATTCTGTTTCTGTTTTATAGATTTCTAAAAATTCTTCGTGTGTGTACCATTTACCATCAAAATAAAAGGCATCTTCTCCGTGATGATGTGAATCAGTCTCATTTATAAATTTAACGAACCCAATAGCAAATTCATCCTTTTCTTTTTGTATTTGCTTTTCTCTATATCCGCTGTCTTCGTACTGTAGTGTTGTCATCTCTTACCTTCTTCAATATTAATTGCTATCTGTCGTAAAAATAATATACTTAAATCTCTTGCTGATATACCACTATATCCTATTGGTCCACTTATCCAACTTCCCATTTGTTCTACAGCATTTTTATATTCACTTGAATTACTATCTGTAAGTTTCATTAAGTAGTTTGTTAAGTCATCTTCATAAGATTGTAATGCAACGTGTGTGGTTACATCTGCAATTCTCTTTAAGTCACCAACCTTCCACAATAAACAAGACATACTTCTACTTGATGGTTTTGTTTGAACTAACCAAATACCATCTGATAATGTATCTGTGTAACCAATTACTTCTTGGTATCTACCATTTGATTTCTTTCTATATAGTTTTTCCATTATTTTTTTGTTATAATTAAATACCCATCCTTATGAACTTTGAAATCTTCTATAATCATTCCTTTAAATGCTTCATCAAAACTTCCCATATCCATCCCTGTAGATATGTAGGGTCCACCTGAAGGGTCAATCATACTTATTTTATCCCTTAAACAATCAACCATTCTAACATACTTGTCATAAAAATACTGATGTGTTTCATCATCATATTCGTGTACAGCACTTTTAAATTGTGTTAGTGGCATTAAGCTTTGTGAGTGTGAATAGTCTTTACAGTACTCTTCATAGGCTCTTGTGTAGTCATTCGGCATACCAAATCTACAATATCCAAAGTTACCACTCCAAAGAATGTTTCCATCTTCTTGAAGTTCAAAGGTGAAAATATCACCATACCTGTTTTTATAAGTTGTTTTCATATTTTATTCGTTATCAATTACAAATTTATTTCCGTTTATATTTACTATATTTTTATTAAAATTTTTTACACCCCTATATGTTTTTCCATACATTTTAGCGAACTTATTTATGGTCTTCAATCCCAATAAATCAAAACAAAGTATAATTAATTGGACTAAATCTAAATCTTTTAAATCATCTGACTCATATTTTTCTTGAACAAAGTATAATAACTTATTGCAATTGCTCGTATTTATTGGTGTTTCCATTGGTATAATAAATTATATTGATGTTATATACAAGTTATCTTCAATTGCTACTATTTTCTTCTAAATAACGTTTTTTAAACTCTGAGTAATGTTTTTTTACTGTCTTGCTTTCTAATTTGTTATTTGGCATATTTAAAATATGTTTAGTAAAATGACAAGCCAAAAAATCACTTTCTCTAATTTGCTTGTCAAACAATTTTTGTATTTCGTAATTTGCTTTTTCACTCGTTCCGTACTGATGATGGATTTTTTGTAATTTGTCTTGAATATTCATAATATTTAGTTTTAAAACCCACAACTGAAAGATAACAAGTGTTTGCCGTCAGTGGCAGGCTTGGGTTATATCCGAGATATTTCGGCTTATTTAATGTTTTTTACTATTTTGTTGTTTTCGTTCTTTAATTTTGCCACCGAACGGCAAGCACTCGAACGTTAGCAATACAATTCATATACACTATTCTCTGTTCTAAACTTTACATATCCTTCCTTCTCTTCAAGTATCTCTGTTACAGGTGTTGTTTGCCAAGTGTACCAACCGTTAAATGGTGACATAATTAAACTCCTCCCAACAGAAATCTCTTGATGGTCTGTTTTGTATTTACCTTCTTCATTAAACTCAATCCATCTAATATCTCTTGATGTCTTGGTTAGTCCATCTCTTTCCCTAATCACCTTGTATTTATTCCCTAATTCTTCCTCATAAATACTATTATAAGCCTCATCTAGGTTAATTGGTATCTTAATTATATCTACTTTATTCTTCATATAGTCCTAATTTTTCATCTTGTTCCATCATTTCAATTAAATTACTCCTTTGATTATCCTTGAAAGACCTAAGTTCCTCAAGCTCTCTGCCTAAATCTATGATAAAGTCATCTATCATATCTTCTCTCCACTCCAATGTTACAAGCATACCCTTCAACGCTGAGAAGTACTGCTCTAAGCTAACATCCATATTTGGATACCTAACAGACACCTCTGCAAAATCTTTCTTAATTATTAATAGTGTATCTGCCATAACTTATAGAGGTTTTTTTTCTCCACAAACTTCAATTGTGTGGTCGTTAAATGATATTTTCTTTAGTAGTATGCTTAAAACAAGTGCATCGTGATAGTTAATTTCTTTTTTAGGTCTACTATGATTAAATACAAAACCATTACCATCATCCATTATTGATAATAATTCAGTACCTCTAAAGTGTTCTGACCAATGCTCATCATTACTTGCGAATATGGAGTGAATTACCCCATCATTAGTTACCTCTGTATAGTAGTCATAATCGTGTAGTCCATTTACAAATATTGCTTCCATAATGTTATTTTTTTACAAATATATATATAATTAATTAATAATCAGACTTTGTTGAGTGCAATAAATAACCCTTGAGGTGCTCTATTTGTTTTTCGTGGTACATTATCTTCTCTGCTATTGTCTCTTGGCTTTCCTTACCAACATCATCCATCACGTTTATCTCTAACTCACAAAGGTCTTTTGATGCTCTCTTAACGTAGACGTAGTTTTTGCAATGATACAACACTGTTGCGTGGTCTAGTCCTATACAATCCCCTATGTATTGGTAGGTGTATCCCTCATCCCTCATTAATTTAGAGAATAATAACTTAGCCTCCACAACATTTCTTTTTCTTGACCTGTTGTTTTCAATATCAATTCCTGAGAATTTTTCGATAGCCTTTATTATCTTGTAGCTTTCAATTGTTTTTGATTTCATAACTTCTATTTGTTTTAAAATGGTACTGCATCGTCAAATGCATCTAATGGGTTAATAAATGGTAATTCTTTTTTTTCTTCTATAAATTCTTTAACTTTATAATCTAATGAGTTGTCATCTATTATAAAAGGCAGACCTGTTTCTTTTTGTACATCATAAGTAAAACTCTCTATTGGAAAACCCCTAGTGTGTGTAAATGTAGCAGTAACAAAATCATCTGTATTGACTACTGAGCATACTGTCTCTGCCTTTTTTAGCATACTACTTCCAATATGACCTACAGCTTTAGCACTTCCATAGTTTGAGTGAAGGATTGTAGTTAAGTGAAATTGTTTGTCATCAGTCCACTTCATTACTTTTTGTATAGCCTTTTGACTTTCCTTCAAATCATTAAAGTCATCTACTAAATCAGCAAGACCATCTATACCTACAAGACCAATGTTATCACGCATCTCACTTTCATATATCAACCACTCGATAAACTCTAGTCTTTGTTTAGGGTCATACGGTCTCAATGCAAAAGGTTTGTAGAACTCGTAGTCTTCGCATCCAACCATCTTCATTGTTCGTTTAAACACATTTTGTGCGTGCCAGGAAGACTGTTCTGTATCCAAGTCTATGATAAACATCTCTCTCTCTCTGTGACTTTTAATTCTACCAGCGTAATGACTGGTATTCCCTCCAATATAAGAAGCAACTACAAGGCTCTTTAAGAAAGTTTTTTTAGATTTTGAAGCACCAACTATACAAGAGAAGTTGCCATACGTTCCAAAAGGAACAGGAAATTGTTTTCCATTATAGCTGTGGTATCCCATACTAATTGCTACTGGAGGATGTTCAATTTTTTTCTTTACATCTACAAATGCACTCTCGTAAATGTTATGGAAGTTTACTCTTATCTTCTCTTCTTTCTCTACAGATACAGGAGTATAGTTATCAAACCTATCGTCATCAGTGAATGATTTGGTATTAAATAAGTGCGACTTTCTATAAGCACTCTCTACACAAGCCTTGATTTCTTCTTCGTCAAATCCTTGATGTGCGAACTGCATACATACGCTCTTGGCTTCCATCTCAGGAATACCAAACTCATTAAGTGCCATAGATAAAATAAAAACATTTCTGTTTCTCTCGCCCTCTACCATTCCGTACTTCTCTTCCCACCACTTTAAAAGCCCTTTGATAACTCTATCGTCATCTTGAACTACAACTGAAGATGTATTTATCTTTACAGCTACTTCCCTTGTTTTTGCTTTAGTAGAGAACTCTTCGCTATCCTTGTTAATGAATATTATAAAATCAGAACTCATATAACAAATCCTACTCTCGTTCACACAACTATCGTCGAAGTATTTTGAGTTGTAGTATTCCTTAAGACCATTGAAATACAATCTATGATTTTCAGATTCTGATGGTATCTTTACTATAACCTTTAGGCCATCACCACTTGGAGATATAAATACAGAGTACGTATACTTATCTGATATAATGAATTGTCTATAAATATCTAATGCTTCATCATCTTCAAATCCATCAAAGTCTAAGCATATAAAACCACTGTGTTGTACTAATGCATTATCTGCTCTACTACTAAACTCTCCAGAGAATAATACACAAGGCAATTTCTTTTTAAGAATATTTCTACTGCTCTTGTCTTTCTCTTGTCTAATACTAGAAACTAAATCCTTACATACCTCCTCTTGTATCCTTTGTAGAACGTAATCCACCTCTACGTACTTTGGATTGTTTAAGGAGTATAGGTCTTTAAATACTGTTACTTTACTCATCTTTCTATTGGTTTTAAATATCCTCCCTCGATTGCTATAACACTTTTGTTATGCTCCCAAGATTTCTTTTGCTTATCTGTTAATAAACTTATTTGTTCTTTTGTTAACTCTCTTGAGAACCAATCAGTAGGTATGGTAGTTGGTTTATTTGTTGCATTAGCATACTTCTCTATTTTATCAGCCCTTGATATAAACTCAGGGGTTAGGTATTTAGGATTCTCTATATGATATTTATCTACACTGCAATTTATAATAGCCTTCATAATATCTTCTTTGGTATATCCTTCTTTTAATCTAGTTAAAAACTGAGCCTTAGTCTTAGGGTTTATTAGTCTTAGATTCTTACCTGTGGTTTTATTAAAGAATACCAATAATGCATCAAAGTCAATCACATTGGTTTTATTATTTAAGTCATTTATTATATTAGTACTTAATTGTGGTCGATTCACCGTAAGCGGCTCAACCGTTTCCCGTAAATCGGTATGCGGTTCAATCTCTTTGTTTATAGGGGTTTCAAAAAATGTATACTCAACTGACGATAATTTTCCATCAAAGTTTCTTATTTGCTTTTTTGTTAAATAACCTTTAGATTCAAGTTCATCTATAAAAGAATATACAGACGATTTACCCTCAAGAAGTATTTCTTTAATTCCATTTACTGAAAAATCCCAATCATCAGGAAGACTCATTATTGTAGCAAAAAAACCCTTTGTTTTACAACTTATGGTTTTATCCTTAAATATTGTATTGTTGATGGTTGTGTAATTCTTGTCTTTTGTTACTCTAAATATTTTCATTGTCTAATCTTTTAAAAATTATAGGATATTCGCTTAAATAAGGCAAGACATTTTCTAATTTAGCAAACTTAATGTATTTACCATTTTCATCTAAAACTTTTACCATTGATATAACAATCTTTGGCTCTCCATCAACTAACATAAAGTAATACTTAATTACTTCAAAACTTCCAATTTTTTTCATTTTACTTAATTATTTAAAACAAAAAATCCCAACAAGAATGGCAGAACAATGTGTGAGATGTGCCAATCCAGTTAGGATTATTTATTAATTTTTCAGTATGTAGTTATACGCATCTCACCTCGAATAACTTTGCAAAGATACAAAATATTTATTTATATACTAAAGATAAACTTATTAACAGAAAATGTTGAGTGCGATAAAGGCTCAATTAAGAGCCTATACCTACACCTATCTTCGTCTCTCCGAAGCGTCAAGCCTACTACGATTTACAGCCTTATTATGAGTTATAGGTTTCGTTAAGCTGTAATTGAAACGACCATCGCAGTGTCCGACACTATGGCTTCTGTAGGGATTTCTTTAAAACAAAACCCTTTGTACTTTATTAGTGTCCGCAGTAAGGCTCGAACTTACGACTTACGGTTTATTAAACCAGTTACTCTGACCAACTGAGTTATGCGGACTTTTGATGAGGTTGTAGGAGTTCAAAAACTACAATCATAAGTACTCATCCCCTATTCTGCCCGATAGGACTTACATTCGTGGTATGCAAACTACCCAATGTTTGTTACTGTACTATTTGCGTCAAGTAACTGCTGTAGTCAGGAAAGGATTCGAACCTTTATGATAACTTATGAGTTGGACTTTCACCGTGTTTTTCGGGGTTACTCTATGTTATCTTTACTATTAACCCTTATTCATACGTCTAACCAATTCCGCCACCTGACTTTTGCAAATGTATAATAAATTTTACATATTATACTTCTTTTACTTTACATATTATAAAGGATAATCCTCATCTTCATCATCATCTACAAACTCACAATGTTCTTTACAGTCTGGACATATATCTATATCCCCTGCGTACTCGCTATAAGCACCACAGCATTCACTAACTTTTGCCATATCTATTTTTCTTTAAGTTTTTCAATGTATAAAATTGAATCCATTAATTCTTCCTGAAGATGGGTTAAAAAATCATCAGTATTGTTATCAGCAAGGGTTGTTCCATATTTCTTAATACCAATACTACTCCTTTGCTTTAGTCTCTCCCTTACTGCCTCTACTATTGGGTCAACTACTTCAGGTTCGTTTACAGTAATAGACATCACCTCATCTAAGAAGAATGGTTTACTTGAAGAACACCAATCCATAACATAGTTTATATGGTCATTAAGTCTTCCTTGTAATTCCTTTTTATCTTCCTCAAAGTTATTAGTCCTTAATTCTTCTGCCTCCAAAAATTCACCTGAATCAACAAGTCCCCAATACCTACACCCTTCTTCTGTTTCTAACCAATCAAATGAATTAATAAGCTTACTCGGTCTACGTTTCTTATCTGGGTAGTTTTCCCTAACATAAACCATTGCTCTATCCTTAATCTCTCTTGGTAAATTCTTAATCTTCATAATTTATTTATTTATTTAATCCGTAATACTCGGAGGTTAATTTGTATAGCTTGAACATCTCTTGCTCTGCATCTACTTGACTGCTGTAAAGTTCTCTATTGGATGGAGTATCCTTCTTCTTGGTATCCTTCCTCTTGTAACTTATCGTGTCCTTTAAGCAAGAGCCACCCTTATCTACATTATACTTCACTATGTGGTATCCACCAGCACATTTCTCTAAACTAAATGCAACATTCACAACATAAATACATTCGTGAACATTAACAATATCTCCCTCGCTTGGGAAGTAACTACTTGCCTTCTTCATAAAGTGCCTCCTCTAATTTTAATTTAACATTTAGGTTATCTAACAACCTCACTTGAACGTAATTCTTTATAAGGTTTTTTTGCCACCTACTACCGTAGTTCTTTCTATATGCCCTACAAGTGGTCATAAAGTGATTCTTAGAGTCCTTTAAGACACTTTCTGCATACTTTGAGCCTTTACCATTAATACCACTAATTGAGTCCGTAGAATCACCCATAATGACTTGAGTCCATAGGTTGTAGTTTGCCTCATCTTCACTAATGATATACACCTGACCAAATCTTTGGTAGTAGGTATCAAACATTGTGATAGGGTATTGCTTCAAGTCCTTATCCATTGATGCAATTACCACATCTGTGAATGGGTACTCATCTTTGCACTTCTTATAGTAAGAGATTAATACATCATCACTTTCATATCCTCCAAGACCATATGCATTCCAACTGCCAATTAAGTATTCCTTTATCTCATTGTAGAACTTAGGTAGTTCCTTATTAACTCTACCAATCTTGTAAGACTTCACAATCTTCTTACGGAAGTTATTGTTGTATGGTTTCTCTACAAATATAGTGTAGTGACTTGCTCCAGAGGTAGATATTATATTCACTAATGAATCATCAACCTTATCGTATGCTTGTTCAACCTCCTCACAAGAGCCACCAATGTAGCACATACTGTCGGCATCTATTAAACAAATTGTTTTCATATTTTATCTTGTTTTAAGAGTCAGGCTATAAGCCCAACTCTTGTTTCTGTTGCTCTGTTACATCATACTTACTGAGCATAGCAATTGTTGCCTCTCTGTCTTTCTTTAATGCCTCCTTAACCTTAGACAAATCACTTATGGTTGGTTTCTTAGGGGTAGGTGCTTCTGCTTTACTAGGCTTTGTAACCTCCGTAGGCTTACGGTTAGGGTTGTCAATATCATCCTCATCTGTAGATATATGGAAGTACTTAAGCAAGAAGTATCTCTCTGCGTATGTTAGTGCTGAACCAAGCCCCTTCTCAAATTCGTTGAACCCATTTGCTCCAAACATATTTTCATCTCTTTCTCCAGTCTCTGAATCAATCCAGGTAAACTTCATCATTACCTTTGACAACACTTCTGTTTTACTAGCACCCTTAGAATTTAGGTAGTCTATCCTATCATTGTCAATACTTAATACTTCTTGTTTAAGGATAAGACCGTACTCGTTCATTATTGGCTTTATGTGTTCCAATACCTTGCTACCAGTTACATACTTATAATTAAAAGAAGATTTATCTTTTCCAAGACCATTTACTTGTTTTTGAATTTCTAATAGTTTTTGAAAGATGTTCATTTTACTGT